CAATTGAAGTATCTTTTGATACAGAAAATACAATTGAAGAATTTACGGTTGAACTGCAAGTTCAATATTGGGAATCTGATACCACATCTTAAGGCGGTATAGATAACTTAGAGGGAGGGTTGTCTCTCCCTCTATTTTATCATTTATGGAGATATAGTTTTGGCTGAATTATTTGGATTTGAGATAAAGCGAAAAGGGCAAGAAAAGGAAGAAGCTAAGAAAAAATCCTTTGTTGCTCCAGTTGAAGATGATGGCTCTAGTTATATTCAGTCTGCCGGAGGACACTTTGGCAGCTATGTTGACATGGGTGGAGATACTGGAACCACCGACGCGGACTTAATTAGAAGGTATAGAGAAATTGCGCAACAACCAGAATGTGATGCTGCAATTGAAGATATTATTAATGAAGCTATTGTATCAGATACAGATTCTGCTCCGGTAGACTTATTAACCGATAAAGTAGAACAACCTGATAATATTAAAAAGTTAATTCGCGAAGAATTTTCTAGTATTATTGAATTATTACAATTTAATAATTATGGACACGATATTTTTCGTAGATGGTATGTTGATGGTAGAGTATTCTATCATATCATAGTAGACGAAAGTAGTCCAAAGAAAGGTATATTGGAATTAAGGCCAATTGACCCTACAAAAATTCGTAAAGTAAAAGAAGTTGAAACTAAAAAAGATCCAGCTACTGGTATTGATATCATTCAACAAATTGACGAATATTATCTATACCAAGATAATAACTTAAATAAAGCTGGTGCTGGCGTAAAAATTTCGAAAGATGCTATTCAATATACAGCATCTGGATTATTAGACGTTAGTCGTAAAAAGGTATTATCTTACTTACAAAAAGCTATTAAGCCAGTGAATCAACTTCGTATGATGGAAGATTCATTGGTTATATACAGACTTTCTCGTGCACCTGAACGTCGTATCTTTTATATTGACGTAGGTAACTTACCAAAAGGGAAAGCTGAAGAATACGTTAAAGGTATCATGAACAACTATCATAATAAGCTTGTTTATGACGCATCAACTGGAGAATTGAAAGACGATCGTAAACATATGTCAATGCTAGAAGATTTTTGGCTCCCACGTCGTGAAGGTGGTCGAGGTACAGAAATTACTACATTGCCCGGTGGTGAAAACCTAGGACAGATTGATGATATTATATACTTCCAGAAAAAGTTATATAAGTCTCTCAATGTACCAGTAAATCGATTAGAACAAGAAGCACAATTCTCATTAGGTAGAGCTACTGAAATTTCTAGAGATGAAGTTAAATTTCAAAAATTTATTGATAGACTTCGTAAGAGATTTTCTTGGTTATTTTTAGATTTACTTAAACTGCAATTAATCTTAAAAGGTATTATTACTGAACAAGATTGGCAAGAGATAAAAGAACAATTAGCAGTTGATTTTATAAAAGATTCGCATTTTGCTGAATTAAAAGATAATGAAATTATCCGTGAAAGAATTGATCTACTAACTAATATGGATCAATATGTTGGAACATATTTCTCAATGGAATGGGTAAAGAAAAACGTGTTGCAACAATCTGATGAAGATATTGAATCAATGAAAGAACAAATTGAAGCTGAAAGAGACTCTGGTGAAATACCAGATGAAGACGATTTAGGCGGCGATTTTTAATCATTAAAAATCATTTTTTTATAAATATAGTATAAGGAAAATTTAATATGAGCGATGTTGAAAGTTTAATCGATGCCCTTAATACTGGTGAACAATCAGTAGCTAATAAGGCTTTTGATGGCGTAATGCAAGATAAACTTAATATGGCATTAGATGCTAAAAAAATAGAATTAGCAAATGATGTTTATAGCGGAATAACAGATGCAGAACTTCAAAACACTGAGACTGAAACTGACTGAAGCGAAAGCTATTAAGACAGTTAAAGTTGGAAAAAAATCTAAAGCCGTTATAACAAAAAATGGTTCAAAGTTTGCCGTTCATATTGACGGGGATTTATTGGACGACAAATATAAATCAGCCAAAGAAGCTGAAAAGGCTGCAATTGAATTTGCAGATTTAATGGGAGCATAAATGAAGCTTATAACGGAACATTTAGAAGATAATCTTAGTTATCTTGTTGAAGCCAAAGATGGTAAGAAAAATGTCGTTATTGAAGGCATTTTTATGCAGGCAGAATCAAAAAATCGTAACGGCCGTGTATATCCACGGGACGTTATGGAAAATGCTGTAAACAAATATGTTACAGAACAAGTTTCTAGAGGTAGGGCTGTTGGTGAGTTAAACCACCCTGATGGACCTACTATTAATCTAGATAAAGTTTCTCACCGTATTACCGAGCTTCATTGGGATGGTAATAACGTAATGGGAAAAGCATCCGTATTAGATACTCCTATGGGCCAAATTGTAAAAGGTTTGGTTGAAGGTGGTGTTCAATTGGGTGTTTCTAGTCGTGGTATGGGTACGCTTGTGCAAAAGAATGGAGTTAACTACGTCGGGAACGACTTTGTCTTAGCGACAGTAGACATTGTCCAAGATCCCTCAGCTCCGCAGGCCTTCGTAAATGGGATTATGGAAGGTGTTGAATGGATTTGGGAAAATGGTATTCTAAAAGCACAAACAATTGAAAAATATGAGACTGAAATCAAAAAAGCATCTTCATCCCAGCTGGCGGAAGCTCAGCTAAAGGTGTGGCAAGATTTCCTCTCAAAACTTTAACTCTAAATTATCAAGGAGTAATATATGTCCGAAGAGATCAATGATCTTATTGAAGACGTTTCAGAAGTTGAGCTCCAAGATGAAGCCCTCGAGGAAAACGTTGAAGTTGAGAACGAGGAAACCATCGCGGAAGATGCTGATGAGTTAGAAGAAGGTAAAAAAGTCGCCAAGGAAGAAGACGACGAAGACGAAGACGAAGATGACTCAGATGATGAGGATGACGACGACGTTGACGAAAAGAAGAATGTCAAGGAATCGGCTTCACCTTCTACTAAAGCTGGCATGATTAATGCTATGTATAAAGAAATGTCTAAGATGAATAAGTCTGATCTTCAAGCAGCTTACGATAAGTTAATGGCATCTGATGATGCTGAAGCTGATGATGAAGATGATGACGATATGGAAGAGTCTACTGATGTAGAAACTAAAGCAACAGCAAAAGAGTCATATGACTTCGAAGCTGATTTAACTGCTTTGGTTACTGGAGAAGAAACTCTGTCTGAAGAATTCCAAGGTAAAGCCGCTACTATTTTTGAAGCAGCTGTAAAATCCAAGGTATCTTCAGAAATTGATCGTCTTGAAGAGGAATATAAAGTTTCTCTTGAAGAAGAAACTGCTGAATTCAAATCCACAATGGTTGACAAAGTAGATGGTTACTTAAACTACGTTGTTGAGCGTTGGATGGATGAGAATAAGTTGGCTGTTGAAAACGGTCTACGTAACGAAATCTCTGAATCCTTTATGGAAGCACTTAAAGGAGTATTTGTTGAGCACTACATCGAAGTACCTGAGTCGAAGGTTGACTTGGTTGATGACTTAGCAAATCAAGTGAAAGAGCTTGAGGAACAATTGACTCAGGAAACTGAATCAAATATTCGTCTTAATGAATCGGTACAAGCGTTCCAACGCACAGAAATTATTGCAAAAGCATCTAAAGATTTAGCTGAAACTGAAGTTGAAAAACTGAAGGGCTTAATCGAAGATGTAGATTTTGAAGATGCTGAAACTTTCTCTAAGAAAATTGCAACCATCAAAGAATCTTACTTTGCAAAACCAATTGTACAAAACAATGAAGAAATAGACGTTGCTACAGATGAAGATGGTCAAGAAATTGAAATATCTGGCTCTATGGCTCGCTATGCTTCAGCAATCACTAGAACCTTACAAAAATAAGTTTGGGAGTATAAACTAAATGTTTAATTCAGATAAAATCGCAGAAAAGTGGGCTCCAATTCTTGAGCACTCTGAACTGCCTTCAATTGATGACAAGTACAAGAGATCAGTAACAGCTGTTCTTCTTGAAAACCAAGAAAAAGCTCTTAGCGAAGAGCGTAGTGCAATGGGTTTCATGACTGAAACTGCTGCTAACGCTACTGCTGGTGGCACTGGTAACATGGCTAACTGGGATCCAGTATTGATCTCATTAGTACGTCGTGCTATGCCTAACCTTATGGCTTATGACGTAGCTGGTGTACAGCCTATGTCTGGTCCTACTGGCTTGATCTTCGCGATGAAGAGCAAGTACAGCACTCAGGGTGGTACTGAAGCTTTGTTTAACGAAGCTGATACTACATTCTCTGGTACTGGTACTCACGGCGGTGATTCTTCATCTGCTGTTGGTACTACCGGTACTGATGCAAACGCTGATGACGTTGAAGATTCATTCGACGTTGGTACTGGTTTAGCTACTGCTGATGGTGAAGCATTATCTAACACTGGTGCAGCTATGGCTGAAATGGCATTCAGCATCGAGAAGACTAGCGTAACTGCTAAAACTCGTGCGCTGAAAGCTGAATACACCATGGAATTGGCACAAGATCTGAAAGCGATCCACGGCTTAGACGCTGAAAGCGAATTAGCTAATATCCTTTCAACTGAGATCTTGGCTGAAATCAACCGCGAAGTTATTCGTACTATCAACGTAAAAGCTAAGCTTGGTGCTCAGACTTCTAACGTTGCTGCTCCTGGTACCTTCGACGTTGAGACTGATTCCGATGGTCGCTGGTCAGTTGAGAAGTTCAAGGGTCTTATGGTTCAGATCGATCGTGAAGCTAATACTATCGCACGTGAAACACGTCGTGGTAAGGGTAACTTCATCATCTGTTCTTCTGACGTAGCTACTGCATTGTCTGCAGCTGGCCTGTTGGATTACACCCCTGCACTTTCTGCTAACCTCAATGTAGACGATACTGGTTCTACTTTTGCTGGTGTATTAAATGGTCGCACTAAGGTTTACATCGATCCTTATGCAACTCGCGATTACGTAACTGTTGGTTATCGTGGTACTAATCCTTACGATGCTGGTATGTTCTATTGCCCATACGTTCCATTAACAATGGTTCGTGCAGTTGGTGAGGAAGACTTCCAGCCACGTATCGGATTCAAGACTCGTTACGGTATGGTTGCTAACCCATTTGCTGGTGGAGCTTCTTCAAGCGAAACTGGTACTAATCGTGCTAACCAGTACTTCCGTATCTTTGCTGTTGAAGATATCATGAAGTAAAAACTAAAAAGAGCAATATATAAATTGCCGTTTTTGAGGGGAGTCATTTGGCTCCCCTTTTTTTATTGTATAAATAATAGTATAACAATTTTATGGTGTAATTAGTATGCCCTACGATTTATCAGTTAACTTTACAGATTCAGCCACATCAGAAAATTACACAACTCAAGGTGCATTAAACTACCTTGGTTCTGTTTCTTTTAGGCTTGTGATTGATACATTAAAATATCCAAATGCACAATTTAATGTGCAATTGGTTGCTTTGCCTTCTATATCAATAACCCCCGCGGCAGTAAGTACGCCAAAAAGAAACGTGTTTGATTCGCCTGATAAGGTGAATTATGATCCATTAGAATTGACATTCTTAGTAGATGAACAATTAGCTAATTATAGAGAAATACATGATTGGATTTTTGGATTAGCAAATGAAGTAGATAAAAAAAATGATACTAAAGAAAGAGATATACAACTTATTATTTTAGATTCGAATAATAACGTAGTAAAAGAAATTCAATTTGTAGATGCTTTTCCTACTAGCATCAGTTCATTACCATTTGACGTAACTCAAACTGATATTAATTATTTAACTGCAGCAGTAACTTTTGAATATAGCTATTTCAAATTTAAGCAAAATGTGATATAATAGTATATAACATTAATTGTGATTGGAGTATATAATGAAT